TATAATCTTTTCCGTTTCTTACAATTTTACCACTGCCGCCATACTGTTTAAGAGATTTTGAAAGTTTTGCATTAGATTCATCTCTTTTGATTATTTGCAAATCCCCAGAATCATCTTTGAGACCGTAATCAAAATCTTCAAAGAAACACTCCATAGAAACAAAAAGTTCACCCTCGCTTATTCCCTTTTTAATTTTTTTTGCGTAAGATGGGAAGTATTGGGACCAAATTATACCGTCCTGTTTTATGTGAACTTTTCCAGAAATAGTATCTTTTGTAGAGCCGCTAGTAAAATAGTTCAGATCTGACTGAGTAAAATAATTTAAAGAATCGACGCCACCCTTGACAAGTTCCGCCTCTATCATAACGCCTATATTTTCATTCTTAGTATCCTCTGAACCCCTGTGCATCCAGTTGATAGGCTTGTATCTTGGCGTGTCTCTAGATGAAACCATTTCTTCTGCGGTAAAAATGTCATTATTTGCATTCCATAGGTCAGTTACTAAAATCGAAGATATAGGCATAACATCTTCAGATTCTATGCGAGAAGCTATCGCCTTGGTGTCAGCACAGGGACAGGCGTCTCCGGAACATTTTTCAAGAAGAGTGCTTGTGTCAAAATCCTTTTCTTCAACAAAAATCTGAACAAATGAACTTGTTTTGTTATCTTTAATTAACTCTGCTATTTCTTTTTCTGCTTGGAAAATATTCATTTTTACCTCTTTTATTAATACCCAAAATTACTTTTAATTAGAATTTGGTCTTTGGATTGTTCTATCAGGACGCCTTTCTTGCTGCGTTTCCTGATTTTTTGGTTTATTTTTTTCTCTTTCCTCAGTTATTTTCTGTCCGGGATCTTTTTGACTGCTCATTTAATAAATCAGAAACAATGCTCTTGTTTCTTTTCTCCTTTATTTTACTATCAGAATTTCTTTTTATTGACTTTTCAGAAGTCAAAGATTTGTGTTTAAAATACTCTTTTTTATCCATTGCTGTTTTTCTTAAAGTTTTGAATTTGCTTTCTTAAAGAAGCCAACTTAGCTGCCGCATTCTTGCTGTACTCTGCACTTTTGGGGCTAATTTTTTTGTTGTTCTTTCCACAGTTACACATTTTCTTCTCCTATTATCTTTTCTGCAAAAGCTGCAGATTTTATACTTTTTATTTCTGACAAGGAAATACTTTTTCCAATAGAACGAATTGAATCATCGCATGTTTTTATAAACTTAGAATCGTAAGAATCGAAGTCAAAATCAGACATATTGAAGGTTGAATCAATATTTTCAACGCTAATCTGCGACAATGCTATTGTTTTCATTTTTTCAAGATTGTCTCTTTGCTTACTAGTCATAAAGCGCTTGTTTTCAATATTGTTTTGTTTCAAGTATTGCTCATCAAAGTTTTTTGAAATTTTGTCTTGTATTCGATTGCCAACAATGATAAGCTCTGCCATAGTCTGGAATCTTCTATTTTTTCTCTTTGACAGATCTTTAGCTCCCGGAGGGCGACCAATTCTATTTGTCATTGGAGAATCAGTACCAACGCCCTCTGTAGGAACAGACGTTGGGGGCGACGTGCTTTCTTCAAAGTCCTCTTTGTTTTGATCGGGGATGTATGATTGGATAAATGGCGAATATTTCGGACTATACCCAGAGCTTTCTCTTTTATCTTCTTCCTCAAGAAGACGTTCAGATTCAATATCGTACATCTCTCCTACTTTTTCAACTATGGTTCTGTTTGAGATAATATTTCTATCATTCAAGTCAACCAAAAGTCTAAAGTAACTAGACTGCTCGAAAAGATCATCTAGCTTGTATTTTACGACTGGTTTATTTTGGAACCCAAGCTCTTCACATACGATGTCTATTTCATTTTGAACAAAACCTGAAAGCGCCCGTCTAACGGCATCAATTCTTTTCAGAACGTTTCTTAAACCGATAAATGCACTTGCTGCTGCAGATGGGCTTTCGTCTCCACCAATCAGGGATTTATGGATACCCAGACCGATTAGCATGGACTCGTAGTTTTCCTCAAAGTTTTGAAGTTTTTCAACCGGAGGAAAATACTGCTCGTAGTCAATCATCGAGTCCCAAATGATATCCATAGTGCCGCCACTGTGGTTCTCAAGAATGTTGGCTAATTTGTTGATTGAACCAACATCGGGAAGAATCTCTTCTTTGTGATCTCCTAATCGCCAAAGTCTAACAGAATTGTAAAAACTGTCAAGAGCCGATATCTTTGCTATTCTTAGTTTTTCGTTGTAAATTACATCATGCAAAATACTGTATATAAAACTCTTTGCCCAAATATCACTATCTTTTTTCTTGTAATGGGAAACATACAGAGAATCCATATCTATAGGTATACTTAAACTACCGTTGTAGCCCCCCTGATAAGGGGTGTCGGATTCTATTACGTCTAGTATTTCTTTAGGTATGTTTCTTGAATAATTTTGACCCCCAGAGCTAACAAGCTTTTTAACCTCGGCTATATCGACAGAGTTTACTTTCAAAGCCCACTGTTTTATACCTGTAAAAAGAGCAGCCTCACCACCAATGAGGTCTATTGTGCTGGGATCATAAAATATATAATCTACAGGAATAGAACCTGATTCTTGAGCGATAGCTTTTTCTCTTTTCATTCTCCTGACCGCAGGAGTATCTATGTTGCCATACTTTCTTCTAACAACCACATTGCCTTCAACAATAAAATAGTTGACAAACTTTTCAGCCTTTTCAATAAGGTTTGTTTTCTTCATCCAAGCACGAAAGAAATTTTCAGTATTTTTATTGGTGCTAACGAGAGTCAGACCTTCGATAGCCATTTCGCTCATTAAGTCTACAACAGATCTAATAAGACCAACCTTCTCATAAGAGTCTCGGCAAGCAAGCATTATCTCCGAGTCTTTTGTGGGTATAGACTCACCCGGTCTAAACCTCTCATAGTTCCTTCTACCAAAAGGAGGCCTTACAGATATATTGTCCTCAAGATTGGTATAAAACCCTGCTACAGCTTGATTTGACTTTGAAATAGACTCTGACATATCTGCCAGAGCTTTGTTTTTTTGTTCATTAGATGACGTATAAAACTTGTCTTTATCTTCCATTAGTTACACCGTGGTTCAATTGTATATACACTATACTTAGAAATTAACAGACCCACCAGAATCTGAATTGAAACTTCTATTCTTTCTACTCTGATTATATACAGACTTTTTCATTTTTCTCATGCCTCTGCCTTGATACATCGGGGATCCCGGCTCTATATTTTTCCTAATAACATTAAAAGAAGTATCAACATAACTTCTTACTTCTTGATCGCTCTCGTCATTACAATAATCTCTAGCTGCATCATTCGCAAGCAGAAGACTTGTAAAGTGGTCTTTTTTTAACCTGTTTTGTATACCCTCTGTTATAACACCCTTTACGGAAGGCAAGTCCCATTTTTTAGAGCCTTTAGCTGTTGTCTGCTCTTGAACAAGGGTTGTTTGATACTTGCACTCTTCTATTTCAAACTGTATATCCTCAAAGGTGTCAAACATAAGTGAAGAATTTATTTTCAAGAATCTTTCTTTTTCAGACTCAACAGCGTCATACTCTGGGAAAATGTGTTTTTTAACCGTAATATCTTTCAGCAGATTGTAGTGTGCTGATTCATACCAATCCCTCTTAGAGAACTGAATTACCTTAATGATATGAAGTCCATCTTCGCCAGCGACCTCGTCGTCATCCATATCGTACAGACACTGATCATTTTTTCTTAATTTGGTCTTGTCTTTCAGACCCTCTATGATTGATCTACCGCCCCCGCCAGAATCTAAGTGAATTCTTTTTATATTAAATCTAGCAACTAAATCATACATCTTTCTGATAATGAAGGTGTTGTAGTCAAAAATATCTTCATAATCTTTTGGGTTTTTCTTTTTGTCTTCTTCAAATCTTTTTCTATTGGCACTCCATGTGTAAACATGCTTTCTATTTTCACCAATTTTAATAATCGTTATCGCAAGATTATCTCTTTCGGAAGCGGGGTCAATCCCAAGAACATATTCTGCATTATCTTCGCCCTCTAGCTCTGCAGAAAACTTTACAGTCTTGTCACCAATCAGGACGGGAGATGTGGCTGAATATATCGAAGACGCTGGATAAAAACCCTCGGAGTCTTTTGCAAACACACAACCATATTCCATCTTAAAAATAGAACTGTCCATAGTTGCCGCACCCTGATCAAGAATTGCCTTATCCATTAAGCCTAAAGGAAGTTTATCGTAAGGTATCCTTATGACAGCATAATCTTCATGGTTTACTTTTTTGCCTTCACCCATTTCGCCTTTGTTGTATATGATATTGCAGTAATCGCTGTAATACTTGTAGAAATGATTGAACTGATAAGTTGACGTTCCAGCAATTATAATCTGGTTCCCCGAAAGAGCAAAGTCAGCTTTTGAATCTTTTTCACCCTGATCGATGTCGATATCCATTTGTTTTAAAAGCTCTTTCTGGTAAGCCATTCTCACTCTATCAAAAGTTCCATGACTTTGAACAGAAGCAAAACCTCTAATCACTGTTTCAAATATTTCTGGATTTATAGAACCAAATTCGTCACATATAATAACGTTAGCACGAAGACCTCTAATTTTTTCACCAGTGCCGATAGGAATACCAGTAACCTTGCTGTCGCCAACAGACCAAGTGTACCCAAGAACACCCCTTTTAGGGTGATTGTTCGCGCCACATATATCTCTTAAAACAGGTGAGGCTTTCCATATCTGCTCTATTGCTTCAAAGACCAAACCGGACTGCCTCAAACCGGCACCAGCAACCACAATTTTAACACCTTGATCTAACACGGCTCTTAAAACTGT